GATACCGAAAGCACCAAGAAAAATCGTAAACAAGAAATTAAAATCTAAGTATAAAAAGTACATTGAAGAGTTTTATAATTACTCCTGTTCCATGAAGCCGATTCTTAAATTTACACATAGATATAACGGAGAACACGGAGAGTATAGTTGGATGAAATGTTACGAATCCAAACAGGAAGTGAATGCAGACATGGGTTGGTATGATGAAATACTTAGAGAGATAATAAAAGACCCTGACCATAAGTACAAGCTCAACTTGGTCATAGATTTTTTAAATTACGCACAAGATATTTCTGATCGTAAAAAGTTTAGAGAAGTTTATAATCGATGGATTAATAAAAATCTAGGGTTTATCGAAGAAAGGAAGTGAAAAGATGAGCGATAATTTCGGTAATATTTTTTATCGGTTAGAGTTGGGTGAGAGTAATATATTCTTAGAGCGAATAGCTAAAAAATCTATGGCAAATAAGATCAGAACTTTTACTAACATAAATGATTTACCAGAAGTTTTCAGAGAACGACTATCAGTCTTAAAACTTTTAGATCACACTAAGGAAGTACCAAATTTAGGTAGAAAGATATCTGACAACACATTTTGGATATATATAGATTGGAAGGAGAAAGTAAAATGGCAATGACGCCAGAAGCGAAGGTAAAGAAAAAAGTAGTATCTTACCTTAAACAAATGGGTGCGTACTACTTCTACCCTGTGACAGGTGGTTATGGTAGGAGTGGAGTGCCTGATATAGTTGGTTGTTGGGAAGGTTTGTTCTTTGGTATTGAGTGCAAAGCAGGGAAGAACAAACCGACACCTCTACAACAAAAGAACCTAGATGAGATTGATAAGGCAGGGGGGATCAATCTCATCGTGAACGAAGATAACATGAACAAGATAATTGAACTACTTCACCTAGAAAAGGAAGCCAGTTACCTAAACAAAAAGGAAATAAAATGATAAACGCAATCAAATTAATCTTAGGCAGTTTTGCCTTTGCAGTATTTCTATTCACAATAATGGTTCTTATCTTATTGGGGGGGTCTTTGATATGACAAAAGACTTATATCTTGACAATAAAGTGAAAACAGTTAAAATTAAATATCTACAAATTAAAACAAATGTATAACTAAAAGGAGTATACAATGAACGAGAAAGAATTAACACCGCAAGAACTTGCGGATCGGTGGAATATCACACGTGTGTGGCTTTACACGTTAAAAAAACGAAAGCAAGTGCCTCGTTATAGAACTCACGGTCTTGGAACTAAAGCAAGAATTACGTTCCCTATATCTGAAGTAGAGAAATTTGAAGCCGAACATTTTGGGTTGAAGGAGTAAGTTATGTATAAAACAAATTTCATACGAGTGACTGAGCAGGGCGTAACATCACTTCACGATGAATACCCTTTGGTGCAATCTCATGATATTGTTTTACGTTATGAAGTCAGTCGGGATGGTAAGCCGATGAATGCCCAAGTATGCCCAAATGGTAAGTTTCAAGTTATGCCAGTATTTACACTTAAAGCTACTGACCCGATGGCAGGTAGTTATGTACAACACTGGGCAGAGATGGCAGAGTTAAATGGTGTAGAACAAGAAAAAATTATAAGTGCAAAGTCAACCGCAGAAGCAATGAAGCGGTGGAAAAAATAAAGGGTGGAATATGGTTACAATTACTGGAGTAGATGAGAATGGACATCCGTCTGATATTTATTTTGGTATGTGCCAAGATGCGGCAGAGGGTTTAATTGAAGCCCTACTGTCGAAAGATGAAATTAAACTAGTCGTCTTAGAACGAGATGACACCGACCAACAAATAATTATGGAGAAGTAAAATGAATGATCACGTACACTACAGAGACTTAGAGCAAACCATTGGCGATGTGTCCTTTGTAAAGGATACTGAAAATTTAGATAGATTTAGGAAGGCAATGGATCGTCAGGAAGGCGGGTTGCATTACAAGGATATGCAGATACAGCCGATTGAATTTTGCCAGAAGAATAATTTAAATTATTGTGAAGCCAATGCCATAAAATATATTTGCCGCCACAGAAAAAAGAATGGTGCAGAGGATATTAAAAAGGCAATCCATAACTTACAGATATTACTAGAGCTAGAATATGGCGAATAATTTTTTATTTTTGGCGATTATCATTGGCTCAATGAATTATTGTCACATCGCCTTTTAAGGAACTAAAATATGTATGAAAAACTGAAACAATACTGCAATACACGTAGGCAGTTAGAAAAAATTGAGGCTATAATAGAGACAGGCTCGATGAAGTCTGCCGCCAAAAAATTAAATATTTCTTACGAGGCGGTGTATAATACGGTTACTGCTATCAAAGTTAAAGCCGCAAAACACGGCTACTCGGATGAGGCGGGTTGGGATTATGGCGTACCTGATGGGTTTAAGCTCAAGGGCGTATCAGATATGCGTACAAACCATGAGGGCAAGCCCGTCTGGTTTAAGGTGGATGCCGATAAGGAACGGCAGAAGCAAATCCTTGAGGAGACGATTAATGCTATGGCTCAAGAAGTTACCAGAGCCGAGCCTGTAATCTGCCCCAAAAAAACTAACGCTAAGTTACTAACGACATATCCTGTGGGCGATCATCACCTTGGTATGCTTGCCCATGCTGATCTGGGCGGTGAGAATTACAACGTCAAACGTGCCGAGGCATTACTATGTGGGGCGATGGATTACTTAATTGACGGATCGCCTGACAGCGATGAGGCGGCTATCTTGTTACTTGGTGACTTCTTGCATTACGATAATATGCTGCCGACCACCAAGTCTGGTCACATCTTAGATGCCGACAGCCGATTTCCCAAAGTTGTGAGAGCCGCAATTAGAACCATAAGGTATTTAGTTAATGCGGCACTCAAGAAGCATAAGAACGTACGACTGATTATTGAGAAGGGCAATCACGATGAAAGCTCGACTGTTATTCTTCAGGAGACTTTCTTCTTGCATTATGAAAACGAGCCAAGAGTAACTGTGGACAGGTCACCTCAGAACTGTCATGTGTTTCAGTTTGGTAGCAACCTTATCGGCACACACCACGGTGATAAGATTAAGATGGAGAAATTGCCTCTTGTAATAGCTAGTGACTACCCTAAAATATGGGGAGATACTAAATACCGCACCATTATGACAGGTCACATTCACCACGACATACAACGTGAATTTGCGGGGATTATGATTGAGAGTTTTGGCATACTCGCGCCGAAGGACGCATATGCAAGCGATGGCGGTTACAGAGCCAAGCAGACTATGAAGGCGATTTATTTTCATTCCGAATTCGGCGAGATTGGAAGAAACATTGTTAACCCTGCGATATTGGGGATTTAATGCAAAGTAAAAAAACAAGTGTTATTGAAGTTTGCGTAAATGTTTTTAGCGGTACGATAATATCGTATTTATTAACACTTTTTGCACTGCCTTTGTGGAAATTAAATATCAATCCCACAATAGCTCTAGAAATAACGATATTATACACTTTAGTTGCATTAATAAGAAGTTACATCATAAGAAGGTTGTTCAATAGGAGAAAAACAAAATGACAATGAGTAAAGATATCATAACTAAGATGGTCATGGAAGACATAAACTACAAAACATTACGTCATATGGTCCGCAAGTTTATACCTGTAACCGAAGAGCAAATAAGGAATGTAGTTCGGGGTACATACGAAAATAAAAATATTTATATTCTATCGGCATATGTTTTAGGACTTAACCAATATGTACCTAAAGACTTTGACCCGACTAAATTAAATATTCCGAAACCAAAACGAAAACCAAAAGTTAAAAAATCGATACCGCTTTACAAACAAAACTTTCAAGAAAGAATAGAAAATAAAGCTATAATCAATAAAATAACTGACGGTGTTGGTTCAGTTTTAAAAGTATCGGAAATACTGAATTGTACTTACTCTACAGTTTTATCTTGGAAAAGGGTCAGGAAAGATGACTGTGTATACATACCACCAAAATACATTATTCCTGTCATAAAGTTATGTGTAGAGTACGACATAGGTGTAGATGAGTATGATCTCACAAGTATGCTACCAACCCAAAAAAAGAAGTTGTTTTCTGACATAAAATACAACCAGAGTGTAGAGTAATGGATTTAATAACTTTAGATTTTGAAACATATTACGACAAGAAGTACTCTTTAAAAAAACTTACTATGGAAGAGTATATTAGAGACCCTAAATTTCAAGTAATAGGAGTAGGGGTAAAGATAAACAATGAACATACGGAGTGGGCTAGTGGATCAAAAAAAGAAATCCAAAAATATTTACAGGGGTTTGATTGGGAAAACTCTATGGTTGTTGCCCACAATACTTTGTTTGATGGTGCTATTCTTAATTGGTGTTACGACATTAATCCTAGGGTTCTTGCTGATACTTTGTGTATGTCTAGGGCGTTGCATGGCGTGGCTACCTCAGCGAGTTTACAGGCTCTAGCCGAAAGATACGGCATAGGAGAAAAAGGAACTGAAGTAGTCGAAGCCGAAGGTAAAAGAAGATCAGATTTTACAGGAGAAGAACTGTCGAGGTATGGTGACTATTGTATAAATGATGTTGAGCTAACTTATAAACTGTTCAGTATATTTATCGCGGCAGGATTTCCTAAACAAGAATTAAGAGTTATTGATATGACACTTAGGATGTTTACAAATCCGACACTAGAAGTAGATAGCGATCTTTTACATGAACATCTTACGACAATAAAAAAGAATAAAGAAAACCTACTTGTCTCTTCTGGCATAGACAAAGATGATTTAATGTCGAACAAAAAATTTGCAGGAGTACTTGAAACTTTTGGCGTCGAACCCCCGAAAAAAATAAGCCCTACTACAGGGAAAGAAACATTTGCCTTTGCTAAATCAGATGAACAATTCATTAAGTTATTAGAACATCCTAACGAGAAAGTAAAAAAGCTTGTTGAGGCTAGGTTAGGGATAAAAAGTACTCTAGAAGAAACCCGTACTCAGAGGTTTATAGATATTGGCAGTCGGGGGAAGCTACCTATACCTGTACGTTATTATGCGGCACACACAGGACGGTGGGGCGGCGATGACAAAATAAACATACAGAACCTACCCAGTAGAGGACCGAACGCCAAGAAATTAAAGAGTAGTATATTAGCACCAGAGGGGTACAAGTTAATAGACGCCGATAGTTCCCAAATTGAAGCTAGAGTTCTATCTTGGTTCGCGGGACAGGACGATCTGACAAACTCGTTTGCCAGAGGGGAAGA